GCTACGTTCCAATTTAGGTATCGGTACTCTTTACTCAGATAGTACTGTCGAGGAGTGCTGCCAAGCCGCACAGGATCAGATCAACAGTTTCCTTTGGTTTGATTCTGCGCCAGTCGTGGGGACTGCATTGGTAAGCAACGTTGCCACAGTAATGTTGGCCAACCCCGGACTATTTACAACAGGCGAAAGCGTGACCATATCCGGGGCTGGCTCGACATTTAACGGCACTTACACAATTACTGCCACGCTACCTTTTAGCACAGGCACTACAAATTTATTGCCAGCATTTAATATGCAGCTAAATTATTATCAGCAACCACGCGGCTATAGTTTTATTCAATATGCCAAGGTTGCAGCAGATGAAAACTTTAGGCGCGTAGTGCCATCAGGCGCAGCTGTAGGTGCAGATACAAAGACAGCAACCTACGTTAATACAGCAAGTGTTAGACAGGCTGCGATGATGTTGGCAACAGATATTTGGCAGGCCAGGCAGGTCAGCTCGACAGGTGGAGTAAGCCCAGACGGCTTAAATTTTAATCCTTATCGCATGGGCAACAGCATGATAGGCAAGGTACGCGGCCTACTAGCCCCGTACATGAGTCCGAATAGCATGGTGGGGTAAATGCCTACGGCAGCCATTACAACCCTGCGTAGCACCATCGCAACGGCTTTAACCAATGCTGGAGTTTGGTCGGTATTTAGTTACCCGCCCGCCACAATATTGGCCAACAGCTGCGTGGTATTACCGGCAGACCCATATCTCACACCTAGCAATAACAGCCAGATAACTATTTCACCCCTGGCTAACTTTCGGATCCTGCTGACGTGTCCAATGCTGGATAACCAAGGCAACCTTCAGGGTATCGAGGAATTTATTGTTGCAGCTTATACAAAACTAGCTGCATCTAATATCGTATTTAATATAACTAGCGTTAGCGCGCCTGGCGTATTAAATGCAGATAGCGGCGATCTACTAACAGCCGAATTTAATATATCCGTACTAACGAGCTGGAGTTAAACCATGAGCAACGAAACTGATCTAGCTTGGCTAATCAAAATTGGTCAAGTAAAAGAAAACGCAGCACCATCTAAAGCCACTACTAAAACAGACGAGGAATAAACAAAATGGCAATTTATTTAAATAACAATGTTGGCATTAAACTTGCCACAGCAGCCGCGCCAACAGTACCTAGCATCGACATCTCGAGTTATGTAACGGCCACTACTCTTACTCAAACTTTTGACGAGCTTGAGGTCACCGCGATGGGCGATCTTTCTCATCGTTATGTTGCTGGATTGCAAGCTGCAACATTATCTATTGATTTTCTAAATGACTGGGCAGCATCTCAAGTTATGCAGACATTAAACGCTGCCGCTGGTCAAACTTTAGCCGTGTCAATGATTACAGTAAAAGGTACAGCTGTATCAGCTGCTAATCCTTCATACCAATTTAACATCTTGGTAAATAACCTAACACCTCTAGGTAGCGGTGGCGTAGCCGATGAAGCTATGTCTAGCCTATCTTTCACAGTCAATTCCGTTGTAACTGTATCTCCTACAGTCGCGTTCTAACCTAACTACGAAAGGGCAAAAAAATGGCTAAACTTAAAATAACAAGGGCAACAGGCGAGGTTACTGAGCATCAGATAACCCCGGCTATTGAGTTTGCCTTTGAAGCGTATAAAGGTAAAGGATTTCATCAGGCCTTTAGAGTTGACGAAAAGCAGTCGGACGTGTTCTGGCTGGCTTACGAGTGTTTGAAGCGCGCAGCTGTAACAGTTCCATTATTCGGCGCAGATTTCGTTGAAATGCTAGCCAAGGTGGAAGTGTTAGATGATGACCCGGAACGATAGGGCGTGACTCTTTTACTTACCTGGTTGCACGAATCAGTTTAGAAACGGGTATCGCGCCCAATGATTTACTAGCACTAGATAGCAGGATGTTTAAGGCTTTATTGCAAGCAATGAAAGATCGAAATAAGGAGATCAAAAATGCCAGTAGCGGTAAAAGGCGGCATTGAGCTTCGTAAAGCCCTAAAGAAATTTACACCTGATCTAGCTAAAGAAACACAAAAAGAAATGGCTAGTTTGCTTAAACCTGTAGTATTTAAGGCTCGTGGCTTTATCCCATCCAGCGCACCGCTATCTGGTTGGGGTAAAGCAAAGGGCAATACTAGGTGGGTATGGGATGGTAGAGCTGCTAGAAGCGGCATAGGTTATAAGACCACACCTAGCAAGGTAAACCGATCAGGCTTTAGATCATTATCAAGAATTGTAAATGCATCGATGTCTGGTGCAATCTATGAAACTGCTGGACGCGTAAACCCTAACGGGCGCGAGCAAGGATCATCATTTATTGTGCAACGCCCAGGCTATAACCAAGGCGCAAATATTGTAGCTAATGGCCCGGGTCAAGGGCGTAGCCGTAACCCGCAAGCAGGATCAATATTTATACAAGCCATAAACCAATACGGCGTAATTGTAGATGCTAATAATCAGACAGGCGCAGGCCGTAGATCACGCAAGATGAAAGGCCGTGCAATCTTTCGTGCGTGGAAAGATGACGGCGGCAAGACTAACGCAGCTGTTATTAAAGCCATTGAGGAAGCCCGGGATAAGTTTAACAAGGCTGTGGGGTATAACTAATGGCCATTGATCCATCAGTAAAGATAGATATTGCCGCTGAGTTCACAGGCAAAAAAGCCTTTGACAAAGCAAGCAAGTCCACATCAGGATTAGAGAAAAGCGTAAAGAATTTAGCAAAAACTTTTGGCTTGGCTTTCGGTGCTACTGCTGTAATAAATTTTGCCAAGTCATCGGCTAAAGCATTTATAGAGGATGATAATGCTGCACGATCATTAAGCGTGACAATTAAAAACTTAGGACTTAATTACGATAACAATACAGTTATTATTGGTCGCTTTATTGATAACTTAGAACAGCAGACTGGCGTTCTTGATGACGAGCTTAGGCCAGCCATGGATCGACTATTGCGAGCCACGGGATCAGTCAGTAAGTCACAAGAATTATTAAACCTATCTTTAGATATTGCAGCAGGCACGGGTAAGACAGTCACCCAGGTATCACAAAGTTTGCAGAAGGCTTACCTAGGACAGACTGCAGCTGTCGGACGTTTAGGCGTAGGTATAACTAAAGCTGAGTTAGCTACAGGTAAGTTTGAGGATATACAGCAAAAACTAACTACCTTGTTTGCTGGTCAAGCTACTAGCGCAGCTAATAGTTATGCCGGACAAATGGCTAAGTTACAAGTAGCAGCCAATAATGCTAAAGAAACTATAGGCGAAGGCCTTGTCGATGCTTTAAAATTGCTGGGTACTGATAACAGCATAGAAAATTTAAACGCAGGTTTAGAGGAAACTTCACTTTTTATTGCCGATGTTATCCGCGGTATCGGCGTATTGATCCAAAAACTAAAAGATATACCTGTAGCAGGCGCAGCCTTTCAATTACCTTTAGAAGGTTACATCCAGATGATTCCCGTACTGGGATCATATATAAATATTTTGGCAGATTTAGGCGAGGATATACGCTTGTTAAATGCCAGGGCTGGCCGTGCCTTTACTGGTGGATCAGGTGGCCCTAGTCGCGACTTTGTAAAAGAACGTGAAGCGAAAGCGGCCGCAGCTAAACTTAAAGCAGACAAACTATCTGCATCTAATAAAATTAAAGCCGATAAACTAGCAGCTGCCAATAAAGCAAAACTAGATAAAGCCGCTGCGGTATTCGATATTCAAAAGATTCAGATAGCCGCTGCGCTAAAGGGAAAGATAAGCGAAGAAGAAAAAGTACGCCTGTTACTTATGCAGGCTATTGAGGAAGGCAACGCAGATAAAGCCGAGGCATTATCTAAAAAACTTGATGAAATTCAAGCAAAAAATGCCAAGATCGCTGCAGACATTTTGGCTATTGGGAACGCTACAGACCCTTTTGCAGCCTGGGTAATAAGTTTAGATGCGGCCGCTTTAATCCTTGGAAAGATGCCAGCGTTGCTTGATGCAAGTGGTTCGCTTACTGGTCGAGGTAAACTCACGTTGCCTACGGGTGATGGTTTACCTGGTGGAAATACCAGCATATTCACGGATAATATGACACCTAGCGAAATTGCAGATGCGGCTACTGCTGCTGCAGATATGGCTGTTGCCGCAGCTGAGGCTGCTGTTGCATCTGTCTTAGCCGCTGCGCCTATTGTTGCTGCCATAGCTGATTCTGCCAATGCGGCTACAGGTATAATTGATGTAATTACAAATGCATCCGTTGCTACAGGTTCATCCTCAATGTTTGACCCTAGCCCATATTCGGCTGTAGGCGGTCCGGGTTACGGCATGCAATCCCCTACTATTATTGTAAATAACAATGGCTCAGTAATTATGCAAGATGAGTTTATTGATGTAGTAAATGATGCAGTTCTAGCAAGCCAGCGATTTGGCTACGGCCGTACACCTGCAGGGGCGATCCTATGACAGTCCCGGTAATTAACGCAATCATAAATTTCAGTACCGGACCAAGTTTTGCTCAGGCCATGATCTTAGATGAAGGCATACTAGGTACTAATATCCTTGCCGATGCAGCTGCGGTTATCGTAGATGTAAGTGATGTAGTAGATAGCGTAGATATTAAACGTGGCCGTAATCCACAGGTAGATGAATTTCAGACAGGTACGCTAACGCTGCGCATTGTTGATCAGAACGGCGACTTTAACCCACAGAACCCAGGCAGCCCATACTTTGGCCTATTAGATCCAATGCGTAAGGTATCTATATCGGCTACTTACAGCGGCACTACCTACCCAATGTTTTCAGGGTTCATTACTAGCTATACAACCACTACGCCTAAAAACGCTACCGATGTAGTTTATACAACGATACAAGCTGTAGATGCTCAGCGACTGGCTCAAAATGCACAGATCAGTACAGTTACAGGTGCAACTGCTGGCGATTTAAGTGGCACAAGAATTGACCAGATCCTTGACCAGATTGCTTGGCCAGAATCTATGCGCGATGTTGATGCAGGTTTAACTACTATGCAGGCAGACCCCGGCACAGCTCGTACATCTCTAGCCGCATTACAAACTGTTACAAATAGTGAGTACGGCGCGTTCTACGTTGATGCATCTGGATCTTTCGTCTTTCAGGATCGATCAGTAACTACTGCCAGCATCGGCGGCACGCCTACAGTATTTAATGATAACGGCACAGATATTGGCTATTTTAACGCTGTCTGGCGTTTAGATGACACCTTGATATTTAACCAGGCAAACGTAAGCCGCACAGGTGGCACAGTACAAAATGCTACTAACGCAGCTAGTGTCGAGAAGTATTTCGCCCACACTTACAATATTCAGAACTTGCTCATGGAGACCGATGCAGTAGCTCTAGACTATGCGCAGGCATACGTTGCAAGCCGTGCCGAAACCAGCGTTAGATGCGATGCAATCGAGCTAGACCTTTACACCGATAATTACAACACAGGCATAATTGCAGCACTAGACCTAGATTTTTTTGATCCAGTAACGATTACGACAAATCAGCCTGGTGCATCTACCTTGACTAAGACCTTACAAGTTTTCGGCGTGGCGCATAATGTTACTCCGAATAAATGGCGCACTACCTTTACTACACTTGAGCCCGTAATAGACGGCTTTATTTTAGATTCAACCAACTACGGCGTACTTGATACGTCAGTATTAAGTTACTAAGGAGATAACAAAATGGCTAAACAGACGTTTACAACTGGTCAGGTGCTAACCGCTGCACAAATGACTAGCTTGCAACAAACGGCTATGGGCG